GAGTAAGGCATTTTCATAAAGGGTAACAACCCAGTGTGCATTATTATAATATCCCAACTATCTTTTATTATTCATAAGAACCCAAAATGTATTTAGGTAAATAAAAAAACTTACTCCGAAAAGTAAGGCAAAAACAAAAAAACGAACATGAATGATGGATAATGTTGCTATCCGTTATATAAGTTGCTCCGAACTTTAACTTATTATGCAAAGAACTTCAAATAAAAAAACCCTACCCAAAAGAGTAAGGCAAGTACAATTTATATATAGATGAATGGAGATACATTATTGTATGTAAATATAAATTTTTGGTACTTGGACAATTGCCGTGCTTTATCCTTCTACTATGAATACCTTATTAGTGTGATGTGGAAGTCACTAAACTCTCGGTCACAGTTTGGTGGTATTCTTACTATAAAAACCTCCTTATCGTCAGGGTGTACCTTTAATAGGTGCACCCATTTATATTATTATTTATTTATAAAAGCTTTATATAAAAAAAGAACTCTGCTGGCATCTACAGAGTTCAAAATTGATTCTTCATTAAAGGCAAACTTAAGACAAAATTGTCTCTATATACTATTCGGTTACATAATTCTTGACACAATAAAATAGCCCTACTCTGAAGAGTAAGGCATCGTCAATGAAACAGATCTGGATGATTATTATCATATCCATATTAATAATATCTTATACAACAAAACCCCTTCAAATAGTGTAGAGGCAATGCAACAATGATAAGAAGGTGACTATTTGACAGGGTCCATTTATTATATGTAATTATTCTTAAAATGTTAAAAAGAGACCCCACTTCGAAAAGTAGGGCAATTCGGCATGTGGAACGAGTATTCACAATTATAATACTACTTATATTTCTGTATTATGCAAAAAACTTAGCAAAAGTATTTGGTCCAGCTTCTCCGTCTGCTGTGATTCCAGTATCTTTTTGAAATACCTTTACTGCATTCTTGCAGCCATTTCCGTATACTCCATCAAAGCCTTTTGGATTATATCCATGGTAGTACAGCATTCCTTGAACAAGTCGAGTCCATTTGCTCCAAGAAGTACCTGGCTCAACTACTGGACATGCTTCCTTAGATTTCTGACCAAATACGCCATCAATTGATACTTTCGCGAAGTATTGGAATACGCGAATAGCAGCTGCTTTACTCTTAGGCCCTGGATAACCATCCACAACAAGAGCCTTAAAGTTTGCCTTTGCAGTGTAGCCGTTTAGGAAGTTTTGAAACTTTTTGAAGTCATCATCTCCATCAGTTTCAGGCTTGTTTGGTGTAGTTACGATATCAGATTCAACCTTTGTTTCCTCTGGCACCACAGTAATCTTGCCAGTGTATTCAAGGTGTGGATTATCCACAAATCCTTTCCAGTCTCCGCCCCATGCAAAACCCATTGATTTTGCAATTGCAGCAACACGTTTCCAATCCTTATTAACTACCCAATAATCTTCAGTTGCTGTCTTATTTGTCAGGCAATAGTCAACAGCAATACCTTGTGTATGATTAGATTGTGATCCAATTGCATTTGTTACTTTGTCTTCATTTGGTTTTCCTTCAACACCATACACACCCAAAGCCCGAAGTTGAGCTGTAGTACGGCCTTTTGCAAAGAGTTTATTTTGTTCTGCCACTGAACGATATCCAGAAGTAATTAGAACATAAATACCCTCTGCATAAGCCTTCTCGATGATATCTAATACCTTTTCCTTTACAATAGCTTTCATCCCAGAACCCATGCGTTCAATAGCTTCTTGTTTCAATTTTTCTACACTCATTAATGTTTCCTCCTTAGTATTTTTCGTTTATTAAAACTTCTTGTTCTACTTGATCTACCTTGCTGAAGAACCATTTGATTTTCTTTAGCACTGCTGCCACCTCCAAATAAAAAAGGCCCCATAATAGGAGCCTTACTTTTTCTTAGCTAAATTGTGTGCAACTAATAATTCCTTCTGCTTCTTCCCCTTGGCTGTTACATAGTTGTTTTTGAACCAAGCGATAATAGCCATGATGATTGTGAATAATGTGGACAGAAAAGCTGTCTGCTCCTCAGCTGTACCAGGTATTTCATATAGACCAAAGCTCACCAAGAATTGATTAATTAAAGCTATGAATAACACAATTGTTCGAATTACTGTTCCTTTATCCATTTGAACCACTCCTATATGTTTTTAATAATTAAATCTATAACCGCATAAAGAAAGCCCCCACCACCTACTAGGGTAAGAGCTAATTTCCAAATATTTATGTTGTTATTCTTTTTTATACCTAGAGTATGAGTAATTAATTGACCCATTAATTCTTTTTGTTCTTTACGCTGATCTTTAATTTCTTTCCTCTGTTCATTAATTAATTCTCTTTGCTTTTGCCCTTCTTCCAACAAAGTACCTTTTATCTCTATCTGTGATGTCTGAACTGCAGTTAACTCTTTCTTAACCTCGCTGTAGTTTTGCTCCAAAGCCAGTATCCTCTTTTCATGGTCTTGCACAATTGATTCCATGTCTTTTGTTGACACCTCCGTTGTTTCTGGCATTTTCCCATCCCCCTTTTTTCTCTATATACAACTGGGTTCACCTCCTTAAAGACAATAAAAAAGAGCCCATTCGGACTCGCTTTAAGTTTTATAATATTAACTTTATCCATCCAAAGAATGATATCCACAAAGGGATGCTAATGAATGTTGCAATACTAAAACCTACCGCGAAATTTTCCTCCATTGAACTCACCTCAGTTGTTTGTTAGTCCACTTTACCCGCTAATCTTCACAACTAATTGTCAATTAATCAAAAATAGAACTTTGTTCCTCCCTATACCTGATTAAATACGCCACCATTTTTTACTTTACTATTGACAACAGCACGTAAAAATGGTTGAAATTTCTACATAATACCAGAAAGGAAATGATACTATGCGCAATCACGCTATATGTTTTCACAAAATCAGACTTGCAAATGAAAGAGTATATAACGGTTACCATATCCGTTATTTCCGCTGTAACAATTGCGGAACAGGAAGAACTGATATCTACTTTAAGGGAGTACTGTTGTTTTCTGGTTAACACACAAAAAGGAGCATATTTTGCTCCTTTTCCCATAAAAAATACACCTACTCAGTAAGTGGTGTTTGTCCTTCTTCCCATATGTCTATAGCTCCCTCGTATTCTTCGAGCAATTTCAAAGCGTTGTATGTTTGTTCAATGAAATTAGGTGAATCAGCTGCAACACTTGGAACAAAGAAATGCTGTTTTTCCATAATTAGATTGTTCTTTGTTGCATCTTCATAAATGTTTATCGTTGCAGTAATCCCTGTTTTATTTCCAATGATTAATGTAACTTGATGATAAGCATTTGTGAATTCCAACTGTTTTCCGTATGCTTCAACAATAATTGTTTTTCCAATTGCCATTTCAAATGACCTCCTATCATTAAATAACGTTTGCAATGAATGCTGCAGTCACATTTGCATATTCTCTTTTTCCAACAGTATTAGGATGAATATAATCATTCATTCCTGCAACTTGCACCTTACTTGAGTCGCTTAGATCCGTATTATTTTGCAAATCAAAACTATTGATTCTGTCCATATGCGCGTAAACAGGCACGATGTGGATATCATTCAACCCGTAAGAGAAAGCGTCTTTCATGCAGTATTCAATCCATGTGGCTGCTGTTTTCCAACGACTATTACCTGTTGGATTCGCTCCATAAACAGGAGTAGGAATAATCCCTATTTTTACGTTTGGTAAGGCTGTTTTAATTTGTCTAACCATTATTTCCATTGCCAAGCGACAGTTAGATAATGCCCGTGTTGCGTTCTCCATAGAAAAATCATTTGTACTTAGTGCAATGGTAACTACATCGGGTGCAGTTATCCCATGAGAACTTAGATACCAAGCGAAGTCAAAAATATAAAAGTCGCCTGTTTTGTCTGTATCTTCTGCATAACTTAATTCAATGTTTGCTCCAGTGTTTCGGAAGCACCATGTTGGATGATTAGTTTTATCTTCATCCGTTGCCAATTTTAAAAATGGGTTTTGGTAGAGAGTACTTGTATCGCCTGTTTCTAAACGTGCGATGACTTGACCACCCATATGCAAATTGTCTCTTCCGATAAAGTTTTCGTATTCCCAACCTTCGCGCCCTTCCCCTCGTTCATTCCCTGTCTGTACAAATGTTCCAACCATTGTCGGATTGATACCATAGGAAACTAACTTTTCTTTTGTGAATTGCGCCATATTTCGATTGGTAATACTATCACCAATCATCATGATTTTTGGTGTTTTTCCCATTTGTGTTGTTAGGTTTATTCTTTTCACTTCCACATCACGATAATAAAATTTAGCATAATTCTTCTTCTGTGCAATAAACATTCTAATGGACGTCGGAAGGTTAGCAGGATTTAAAGTATAGTCTTCATAAATGTATTTGTTTGTTGGTGTTGAATCAGAAGACAAGGAACGAATCCCTATTTTATAGATGTCAATGGTTTCTACACTGGACATGATGCTGCTCTTATAGATTGGTAATGTGTCACCCTCTACTAAATAAAATCTAAGTGGAGCCAACAAACGATCAAGTCCGTCTGCAAATTCTACTGGTGTTGTATTATTTGTATTCGGGAATACTCCGTTAATCGTATAAGGAAAGGAAGCATTGACAGTTAATACACCTGTTCCGACGGTGTAATACAAAGTGGCTACAATGTAACAGTCCATTGTCATTAAACTTCTATCGGTATAATGTGCCAAACCAAATGTACGGGTAGCCATATTGTAATACAACCACGAAATTCCATCTTTAAACTCAACGCCTGTTAGTTCACGAACCAACGGTGTTGAATAAGTATTCCCTGTGATTACAAATCCACCATAAATAGTAATTTTCTTATCCACTAAATTGAAGTTACTGACACCCTGGGGCATTAGGAATGTATATTGCAAACGAGAATCATTGAAATATACATTGGTCTCTTTGGTATCTATAATTTCATAAGGGAAGTCTGCTATAACTTTTTTGTAAACTCCACCATAGTAACTACACAAATACCAAAGCCTGTCCATCGCCATCGGAACAGAAAATTGGTCGTATTTATAGATTAAAAATTTACGATTGTAGTCATCCCAAAAGATTGTGTGAACTCCATCCGTCGCAGGAATACTTGTAAGTTTACGCCAGTCTGTCGGAATATCTTTTGTACCTGTTCCACCATCTATAGAAATAAAACCCTCGCCAAATTCAATCTCATTTTTAGTAAAATCAAATTTAACTTTTTGTCTTCCAACAAAATTAGCTTTACGTGTACGCAATAATTGGTTGGGTAAATCTTCTATTGTAATCTGTCTTGATTTACCTTGTGAACTAACAACTTCAATTCCTCCAATGTTATCTTGCCCGTACACCCTACCCGCACGAATGAAAAAGATTACTCCGTAACGATTTAATAAGGAAGTGTTATATTTGATATATTTTATAGCTTTTTCTATAAAATCAAAGACAACTACATACACATCATTAGAATTAATAAGACCTGTTATTTCTGCTCCAGATGATTCCACTGCCGTATCATAATAGATAACATCCTTACCTAACATGAAATGGCCGCTTGTGATAGTGATTTTCATGTTAAGCCAATCCACTTTAAACATTGGTGTAGCACTTGCAATTGTTAATTTGATATAAGAAAGTTTCGATGATGTTACAGAACCTTCTTTCATCGCTCTAGTTGATACTGCTCCGTCAGCAAAATATTCCTCCACAACCGTGTATTGTTTCAATCCGGAAAAAACAGGAGCATTCCCCGCTATCGCTTGTCTAGCAGCATCATTTAAATTTTCTAGGCCGAGTTTCTTAGAATCAGCTGATGCATCCATATCAGCCTTCGTTATTTCTCCTTTAGTGGCCTTTGAATTTAGCTTTGAATTATAGACCTCTAAGGAACTCAAATTGTCTCTGATATCCTTAACTGAACTTTCGATAGCTTGTTTCATTGTTTCAAAGTCAGATATATAATATTCTGCAGTTGGTACAATGTCAGTATCTATTAAAGCCTGGTCAATCCTAAAACTAAAACGATGTACAGAAATCTTTTGACCGTCCATATAGTTAAGATATAACTCTGCTACAACTTGCCCGAAATGCTTTAATTGTTCTGGAATTAACTTATATTCAACGATTCCTCTTTGTTTGTCTGTTAGAGTGACGACATCTAAGAATTTACTTCCATCAGCCATTCTCATAGCTATTTTGCCTGTTACTCCATTTAAAGGTAACTCCACTCCTTCCTTAAACAAAAAGAAGGTCAGCTTAGCTGAACCTTCATCTTGTGTTGAAAAACGTATTTTAGAAGTGGAATATTGATTCGCTGTGGCTGAGATATTAAAAGCCAAATCTGCATTTTTATCCATAAACTCACCTTCCTACATAGGATGAACTAAACAAAGGGCTACACCATAACCTTTGTTTTCATCATATGGAATTATAATTTCCATTACTTCATAACCTTGGTTTGGATCATCAGCTCTTGTTGCTAGACCACCATTTGCAATAACATGATCTTCCTCTCCTACAGTATCATCTACTCTTATTCGTACTTGTCCTAACAGCCCAACTTTGTTCCATTCAGGTCGCTCTTCTCTAGATTTATAGGATAACTCCTCTTGATAATCAGGATTTTCAATTGGTAGCATTTGCAGCTCTTCTCTGACATTCCCATCATCATCCTTAATTTTCACCATTCGTTTTTCAAGAAGTACTTCTCCAAAATCATCTTTCAAATATCGTCCTTGCCAATGGTAAGTAGATTGTCCTAACATAATTCCGGCAGTTTTTGAAATGACACCTTTCATTCTTTCTCCCTTTTGGGCAGGTCTAATTTTCCCCTTACCTTTTTCTAAAGTGACAATCGTCCCAGCAGGGATAGCAGTACCATCTAATGACTCAAAATACTCACCGAAATCACTAAAAGAAGAAGCTCCTGTTACTTGACCAGCAAACTTCCCTTCGCCTGTTATGGAATCTAATAACCATTTTATATTTGCTGTGGATGGTGTTTCGCTGTCACCGTATCCACCAACAACAGAATAATTATTGTCATTTTCAACAGCATTACTAGATAAAATCCCTTTAGAGTTTTCATCTTTTCCTTTTGTACGGGAATTGTTAGAACCTATTATGAAATCCCTATATCCTTCCGTTTTTGAATTTCCTGAAGAAGCACCAACTAAACTGTTTTCTCCCGCAGCTTCCACATTTGAAGAAGCTAAAGCAACGGATTTTTCTCCAGTCGCTTTACTATCAGAAGTTGTACCGATTAGTGCAGATGTTTCTTTAGCTGCATACCCACTTGAGCTCGCAATCCTTGTGCCACCTTTTATGTTATTAGGAACAAAATCTTTATAATCATTACCAGCAATAGATGCAGCTAACGCATAGCCTTCTGCATGCACCCCAACAATGCTGTCTTGAGAATTGACACTAGATAAACCAACTTGTCCATCTTCACCAATCATTGTTACATTTGAAATATTCACATGGTAAATGGTCGAACCTATCCCAATCCCAATCTTAGCTGATTTGTAAATTTGTATATTGCTTAGATTTATATTGTCTGTTTTTTGGTCTCCACCGCTCAAACGAATATCATAGGTTGCTTTCTTGAATCCGCGCATATTGATATTGTGTAATCCAATATTTCTAGATTTATATTGAATGGCGATTATCGGGTTATCTCCATAATCATACGTCGGATCTCCAATAGCTGTGAACCCTGAAATATTAACATTTACATAAGCTGAAATGGCTAGTGCCCTTGGAGTTAATCCTTCATATAAATCATTAAATACTGGTTCAATTGCTGTACAATTAGTCATAACAACATCATATGCAGTAGTTGAATCAGGATCTTCTGCTAAATGATGGCCAATATGTCTGAAATCATAACACCTTACATCTCGATAAGAAACATGGCCGATAAGATGAACATCTTGAGCAGCTGGCCATTCCGTATGTGCCTTAACTTCTACACCTCGGATATTCCCGGTTGTGTAGTTATTGATAACCCAAACATGCTTGGAACCATCATCAATTTCAATACCATTACTGTTAGAAACACCGTCCTCATGAGCGTCTCCGTCTGGATCACTTAAGTGATTATTACTAATCCAAATGTATTCACTGTAATGGGTTGTAATACCGTCATCGCCATAACCTGAACCCACACAATTATCAATCCAAATGAAACGGCAACCGTCTTTTGTATAATCAGTTTCCGGTAAATGATCGTATGTTGGAGCAGTAAAATCAAAGCTATGCAATCCAGGGTTTATCCCCTCTACCTCTTTTATCCAAGCGAATTTAACTTTAGCTAAAGCTAAACAACTTGAATGTTGTCCTCCTGTGGCGCCCACACCGCCCTGTCTTGTTTTATTCCAATCTAAGGTCATCCCTTTAATAGAAATGTTTCTGTTCCCGTTAACGTAATCCTGGTTCGTAATTACCCATTCGCTTGCTGGTGTTTCTTCATGCAATATGATTATTGTTAATCCCATTCCATCGCCTACAAGTTCAACCCAGGATGGGAGTTTTAAACCTCTAACCACATATATGCCAGCAGGAACAACAACTCTTACCTTTCCAGTCCCAAGTGCCTTTCTAAATGCATCAGTATCGTCAGTAATTCCATCGCCAACCGCTCCAAAATCCGTAACTCGTACTGTTTTTTTTATTTTAGAAAGCAGCTTGTTATATTCTTTATCTAAACGCTCTTTGAGTACCGTCTGGGCAACTCCTTCAGCATCTGTTCTAGCATCAACTAACTCTGCTAAGCTACCAGTACTCAATATTAAATTATTGATACGGGTATTAACCTCATTGATTTTTCTAGTCGCTTCTGCATAAGCTTGTTCAATAATATCAAAGTTTTCATTTTGTTTTCTGGCAAATAAAACACCTTGAAATTTACCTATTAGTCTATTTAACTTCAAAGATTTGACCTCCTTTACTGTGTAATTTCATCCGCTTTAATCATGGATAAGTTTCCATTGTCATCCACATTGAACATAAAGCGAGTCCCATTGGGTGATGTCAAATACATATAATCTGCAGATAATCCAATTCTTTGAAGGATATCGTCAACCACTTCATCTGGAAAAGAACCGAATCCCTTACTAAGATCCACCCCTTCTGGAGTAATAACATCTGACTCATTTCCTTCTTCATCCACAATGCTGATTGCTCCATTCCCGATATAAACCGCTCCACTTTCTACCTCTGTTTCTTCAAAGGAATCTTCATCACCTGGAACATACTCATTAGATATTGCTGCAGCATCCCACGAAGCTAGATCATGTGCCTCAATAATGGATGTTAGCTTGCTGACATATTCAGTATCTGTGGCATATCCAGCAGCCTTTATTGCCTGTGCTTGTGCTGTATAATCCGTTAATCCAATTACTGCAGCATATCTACTGTTATCATGGAAAAACTGTCCATGGTCTAAAATGCTTTCTTCCCAGGATTCGTATGCTCTGAAATAAGCTGTTACATAATAAACATTTCCATTTGAATCCTGCTCAGCTGTTCTATAAGCCTTCTTTTCTCCTGTCCAACTAGAACCAGCTTTTATCCCGAATAAATTGTTACAATCTATAGTTAACGTGGACCTTCCCCAGTTACTTTCTAAAGCCCCTTGAGCAGCAGTTGTACTTGGCAATATTCCATGCGTATTCCATGTCTCCATAGCACCATTTTTTATCTTATTTAAAAAACTAGTCACATAACTTGGACTAGTACTAAGGGAGCTTATGGAGAATGTTTGAGCTGTTGCTGTTGCTGTTGTTTGTGTGGAAGACTTGATTCTCCTGGTTGTTTTAAGCCCTTTATCAGGGTCAAATTCAATATTTCCAGAAACAGCAGCAATAGCCCTCGATGCTTCCTGCAAAGAAGGTAGGTTGCCTGATAATGTGCTATTAACACCAGATAATTGTTTGCTTAAGTTAGAAACAGATTTCCTTAATTGGTTCTGTATTTTAAGCATATCTTTATGAGCACTACTAAATGTTAGTGTTTGTGGTTGCCCTGTGTATGGATGTGGTGATCTAAGACTAACTAACTTCACATTACTGGAAATACCTAATGGCTCGTGTATCAGTAACCACACGTCTCTGACATCCACAAGTTCTTTTCCTGTATAAATAATGTTCAAAGACATATCAGGATAGTCTTGCAATTGACTCTTTGCAAACTCTAAAAGTTCGTCTTTATCTTTAATGGTATCGCTCGATACTGCCGGAGCCATTTTAATATCCCATTCTTTATGTGCAGGAGACAAATATGTTACAACTGCTTCATACCTATCATCACCCTCATTCTCAAGATAAATATTAGCAACTGGATCATTCACTTCTAAAGTAGCTGGTTCTTGTGTATACCGAGTCATGGTTTTTCGGACAATTTTACCTTGTTTATTTTCTTCATTATACGAATCTATATGTTTAATTTTCTTCGTATTAGGATTTGCAGAATCCGTACCAGTGAATTTGATATTGCATTTGTGCTTTTTATTTTCTAATCCGCGGATTGTAACTGTTAAAGTACCACTCTTTTGACTATAGGTGGTCCCGCTTTTAGAATTAGCACCATCAACATCAACATGATATTTCCCACCGAATTTAGACTTAGCAAAATAGACATCCACTCCTGTTCCTGTAAACTCGAAAGAAGCTGTACTTTCTTTTGTGGATGTAACTCCTTCTGCCCATTTTGATGAGAAGCTTACTGCTATTTGTGAAATGCTTTTATCAGATTTAGTATCTTTGTTTTCTTTTTCTTTCCCATACGCTTTGATGAAGGTTTTTATAGGAGTAATATCCTCTACAACACTTACTTCGTTTGTGTTGTATTGATAACGGAATGTTTGCTGTACTTCCCGATACCATTCGTCTTCACTGTAAAGGTATAGCTTCTTATTATCTGCATAAAAAATAGCCCCGAATGTTCCGCAGGCTATCTCATTTATTAAACTCAAAGCATCATTTTTACTAATACTTTCAATTGTTTTTTTTTCGAAGCTCCCGATGATCTCATAGGTGAAACCTAGTTCATTTCCACCGATAGCGAATTTCATCACATCGTCTAAACTGTATTCTGCTGAAATTTCCTTTGAATCGTACTGGTAATAGTCCTGTACAGTAAAACTTATATGTGCTGCAGTAATATCTTTGGTTTGCAATGACCCAACTACTTTAGGTGTACATTGCTTGATAATAAATTCCTGACCTGCATATAAGATAACAGCATCTCCCGTTAATAAGTCAAAAGAGAATTTATTATACTTTGTTTGGAAAACAGTAAACGTTATTTGACGGGAAGTATTCTTTGCGTAATCATAAGCAAATCCATTGTAATCAATATCAATTAGGATTTCTTCATAAAGTCCCTCCCTATCTCTAACAAGTAAGACTCCACTTTTCACTGTTCGTCACCTCACTTATTTACATAGAGAAAAGGAAAATCAAAGGATATTTTGCTGTTTCTCAAACCTGTCAGCTCAAACTCGTTATAAATTAAAGGAGCTAAGGTAATGATTCCGTGATTTGTATCCCTTCCACAATGTTCATCGTTTAGGAAAGGATATACTCCTGTTAAAACAAGAACATCCCCTTGCTTCATCGATTTATTGTATTGGAAAACATTATTTGTGCTTTTGTTTACCAGTTTGACTGAAGAGCCTACTCCACTAATGACAATTGATAATTCGTGCCTCAATAAAGGATTGACTGTAATGTCTGAAGCATTGTACACATTAAAGTTCCTTTGGTTAATAAAGATGTAATTTAAGTCCTCGGCTAAAGGTAAATTCATACCAATCTGCCACTTTTCTTCCTCAAAAGTGAAGTTATTTAGAGTAGTGGCCCAGGATTCACCGTACCCCTTGAATACCTCAAATTCGATGGAGAATGTAGCTGCCACCGTATTTACTCGTGTAAAGTCCATAGGTTTTGGATGGACCAGATAACGAATACCAAGCATATCCGAACTGGATATGTAATAAGCTTCCCTTGAATAAAAGAACTGCCAAACGTCACGTATTAATAACTGGTATTCTTCAAGATCAGTACCCTTTAGAAAAAAATTGGCTGTTGCTGTTTTTGAACCATATGTGGTGTATCCGTCCAATTCGCCATCAAGCCCGCTTTGTTGCTGATAGTTAGTCGATGGTTGAGGACTGGACACTATTAATTCTAAAAAACGGCAACCTAAAACTTCCTCTAATGACTGCCTAATACCATTGCGATCTATATACAACTCCTTTTTCAACATCAACCATCTCCTAACCCATTTGATAATTCATCATTGTGTAATCGTCTGCCATTTGTTTTCTAACAGTATCACTGACATCTTTTCCACTTAAATAAACATTGTTGTCTTTCTGTAAAAGTTGCATTAAAATCTGATTTTGTTTTAACGTAGCATTCAATAATTCCACAAGAACCGAGTCGTTATTGTTAGTGGCACCTGTTACATTTGGCAATTGATCAGGACGTTTATTTCCTTGTATCTGTTTACCTGCCAAAGCTAATAGCTTCATAGCATCTGTTCTTCTGCTTGGATCTGTAGGAATAACAAATTCAGGCCAGCCACCTTCAGCAAGCTGATACATTCCAGCAGTGTTGATTAAACCACCAGTCTCATATCCCACACCGCGATATGCCTTTTCTAAG